CTATGACGGGATTCCTACAAAATTCCCTACGGAGGTCAAATACCCTTCCTTAATAAGAAACACCTTGATTATGTCCCATCTGTCTTTATCACTCATCGTATCCCAGTTGGATCCTATTAACTTCTGATTAACTCCTATTCTTAACACCTCTAGCCCACTTGGACTTGGAGGAACAGGAACATGCGCTGATATCACCTGATCTATTTTGTTCGTATCTACCGTATCGGGGGCATATAAAACTATTTTGTCTTTTCCATCACTCCCTAAATTAAAAACAGCATTAAACCCACCAGAGGCATCCTTAATGGGTTTAAGTTCCGGAAGATTCTCTAACTCTTCTCGAAGTTTATCTACGTTATGGGGTTTGTTATATTCTAACTTCTTCATATTTCTAAGCGAATGGCAAATGGCGAATCTATTGGCGAATAGCGAATAGCGAATAGCGAATCTATTGGCGAATAGCGAATAGCGAATAGCGAATGGTATTTTTCTATTCGCCATTCGCCATTCGCTGATCTATATTCGCTATTCGCTATTCGCCAGATTATTCGCCATTAGTTATTCCGACCGATATATATCGCACCAAAATGGGTATTAATACCGGCTAATCCTGATAGTACATTCAAAGCAGCCCCGCTATTTTGAGAAACTATAACTTCTACATAATCATTCACACTAAGATTCTTCATACCCGCAGCACATACATAAGTTTCAATCCCACTCACTGCATTTACTGTAACTCTAGTTACCCCTATAGAACCTCCACCATTTATACCTAAATATACGGTACGAAATCCTGTACTATTACTTGCAAAAACAACCGTTGCAAAAAAAAGCCAAAGCCCTGCACGACTTATGGTTATTCTTGAATTGTTAGTGGTCGTACTATGTAAATTGTCAGTATCGTAGTCTTCAAGATCGAAACTTAAAGTAGTATTTACACCATTCGCAATACTTTGATTCACAGAACTTTTTACAAAAACACAAGGTAACGTCCAATTTAGTAAGTGAAGCCCATTTATATCATGTTGTTGGGTGAAATTGGTCCATATGGTTTTAGCAGGTCGATTGGCTACATCAGCTTTGGTAGGATGACCCTCCGCTACAACTTCCTCAGAATATTGAATCCAACTAGGCGCTGGCATTTAATACAAAGCCCTCCTTTCACGCTCTCCACCATAAAGTATCGATCCATTATAGGTGAAGCTCCCATCAAAAAATCTGTCGGATCTTGTCCAGTAAACCCCTTCATCTATTAAAGTAAATTTAACTGAACTATTATCCAAATCTGGAGAAACCTCCATAACTCTAAATATTTGATTTACTAAGGGTAACTGCTCCTTATCCATCAATCCATCCCAACTAAATAATACCCAATCCCCCCTCTCTACATGTACATTTCTTAAAGAATTCTCGCTACAAGTTACGATCCATACAGGATTAGAAAACCTAGTAATAATACGGTTCTTAACGGTATTGATTACAGTACTAGATCTTATCCACTTAAATTGAAACTTCCTTTTATAAATCCCAAAAGAATTCTGACTTAAAATATCCTTACCTGTATCCCCAGGATCATTATCCTCGAATTTATCTTGAGAAAAATTATAAGAGTAATCTATATCTACCTGATTACATAAATTACTTAAATCCTGATAGGCTTCTACATCAGGAGAAAGATATCTCTCAGATATCACCCCAGCTATGTTATATTTGCTTTCCCCAGGAACATCCAGAGTTATTACAATCTTACCTTCTTGATTTACCCAAAAATCTCCAAGAAAACATAGCAAAATTTCGTTTAACCAAGAACTTACAGAGGCATCTTTATTTATTACCCCAGCCGCTTTATATCCAAGATCCGAAGCTACAGTTCTTGCTCTCTCCAATCTAGAGGTATCTATATCAGAAACGGTATATCCTACGGTGTAAAGAAAATCCTCCAAGATAGATATAGGATTCTCGATCAATGTGGCTCCGGAATTCTTTCCTTTACACCTAACAGTTATTTCAGATAAACCCTGATCTGTACTAAACTGAATATAAGAAATGGTCTTCCCAGATCCTCCAGCTATCGCATCACTTCCAGATGAAGTAATAGTATAACCAGAAGTAACCTGTACCCCATCTTTATAAACAATAAAAACATTCCCATTTGCAGTAGATAGTACAGAGTGATCTGCAATCATATAAATGAAATTGGTGGTATCTATATAAGGACATTTCCATAAACCCCCCTTCCCCCTTAGACTCATATCCCCATAAACTATTGGTAAGGGATCAAAGGTATTTTGCGCCCTAGGATAATAAAAAGATTTTCTAAGTATATATAAATCATAGATTTTTAATCCCATACTAAATGCCAACTACCCGCAATTGAACTTCAGTACTTCTAAGGGTAATTTGATCTATTAAACCTCTAGCCCTGGTTATATAATCCGCATTTGCCAAATCTTTAAACCCTACCTTAATAATGACCTCAGCTCCTAACCAGGGATCTTTTGAAAGAATCTTTGAAATACTCCTATCTGCATTGTTCAAAACAATGGTAGTACTACTCAACTCTGTTTGCCTTAGTGAAGATAATAATTGTCCAGTTTCAGGCACTAAATTCTCTGTCCAAATTCCTATAGATAAAACCTCTCCATCTCTTTCTAAAATATTTTCAGTTCCAAACCCATAAAAATTGGTTCCATCAAATTTTATAGATCCATCATAAAGTCTTACACTCTTAATATTACCTATGTCCTTATCTGAAGGATATCTATACCCGTAAACCCTAATTCCCGTGGCAGTGACTATATAAACCAAAACAGAAGGAGGAACCTTCTTGTTTGCTAAATCTATAAAATCCTTGGATCGCGGAAACATAATCTAGAGATTAAACACGACTTTTTACTACTTCTAAAAGCGTTAAATTTACTCTATTTATATCGTAAAAATCCATAGATCGCTCAAATCCATCCAAGGAAGGATACACCATATAAGTTTGATAACCCCCAGGAACTGTACTACCAGGAGCTATTTCCTGACTAAATAACGTTACAAAAAAGGGTTTTACATTAGCTCCTGTGATGTCTTCACTGTAAATCCAAAGAGTTTCAAGGGATTTTACATCACTATCCGAAAGATTCTGAAAAGTCATATTGATCTCTCTCTGTCTACCCAAAACCCTTCTAGAGGGTACTCTACTTCGACTTATCTGTTCTTCCATGATATGTCTAAAACTCTTTGTTATTCCAAATACAGGATTCGAGCTAAGTTGAAGACTACGTCCTAAAAAAACAGTTCCTATTTCACAAAAATTGGAAGTTGTATTCCAAAACTTTAATCTCCAATATCTATAAGCAGGGGCACTAAAAAACTCAACAAAGTGCCCATCATCTGAAAAGTAATCTAACTGAAGACTAAACGGGGGAGATGTCCAGTCATCTACAGAATTTCCTTCCAAATAAATATTAGTGGTCGTCCCAAAGTTATGGTCCATAACAATAACTGCATTCGGACCCTGAGATGGGGTAATCCCCAGATCTATCTTGATCCATTCTGGGCTCAAACTACTTCCAGGAACTGCAGTCCTAAAAAACGTATTCCGATCCCCATCATAAAGATTAGTAGGCCCATAAACCGCAAAAGCCGGCCACTCCCACTTATCAGATACTGCAAAATCAGCCCCACTACCGCCTGTAAATTTAATCTGAACATTATTATTTAGCATTATAAAAGAACTACTGGTAAGCACTGCCGTTGCGTTCCAATTAGGAGAACTCCCATCTTTCCACCTGAAAGTAGCTTGCCCAACTTCAGTACCCCCACTCACAGAATCTATCTCTACCGTATAGTAAAGATTCGTTAACCCACTAAAGGCAGGCGCATTAATCTCTAAGGTAGCACTACCCACCCCACTCTTCCTGGCCCCCCCTACAAAACCATTTGCTTGTGAAGAAACAGACAAGGTCGGGGTAAAATTTGAAGTTAATTCGAACCTGGAACTCACAGACCCAGGTAAAGGGGCTAACCAATTGTCATATAAAAATAAAGTCTTCCCTCCGATCATTTTTTAAGAAATCACCCTTAAATTTGCTCGATTCTTTAATTTCCTCTCTAATTTAGCCACAAATCGGTCCACGGCTTGTTGATCTATCACATCTGCAAAAATATTTATATTTATAGATTCATTGGACACCTCAGTCTTTACAGCTCCAGAACGGACTATATACCCATCAGATTTTGGAATAAATAATTCAGGACCTTCTTCCCCAACAATATAAGCTCTATTACTTCTCACAGGACCCCCAGAAGCCCTCCCAGGTATGGAAGTCCCACCCAAAGTCTTCCCCATCCCAGGTAAAAGAGACCCATAAAAACCAAGATTTATAACCTGTTCCACCAAACCAGCTATAGCTTTAGTTAACATCAAGGAGTTGCTAGTTGCTTCCACAAACAAATCATTGGTTTGATCCAAAGTGGTATTTAACTCTATGGTGGCTGAGGACATCTCAACCACAGAGCTGCTACTGGTATCTAAAGAAGAAGATAATTCATCGGTTGAAACTACGACCCCTGCGGTATTATTATAAAGGTCCGTAAGGGAATTACTTAAACTTTGCACCCCCATCTCATATTGAGCCTGGGTAATTTGACCAGACACCAATAACAGATTTAAATCCCCAAGTTTATCCGCAGCATCGGCCGTCGCCTGAGATAATTCATCAGCCGTTACAATCCCAAGGGCTTGGGCAGTTTCTTGGGCAGATTGAAAAGCTCGGGCTACATCATTGGTACTTTGAACTAATTCCTCATAAGAATCCCTTAGTTGCTTAACCCCTGCATCATGCTGAGCTTGAGTAATCTCCCCCTGACGTAATAGCTCATCTAAATCAGCTATCTCTCGGTTCATTTCCTCCTGGGCCTCGAGTAAATCCCTTTGAGTTGTAATCCCTAGCTTCTGGGCAGTTTCATATCTCCTTTGTTGTCTATCACTCTGATTCATAGATAAGAACAAATCATTCAAACTCTCATTTAACGCATCTACCGCATTGTTATATTCTATTTGCGTAATCTCTCCAGCTTGTAAAAGCTCTTGAACAAGCGCTAATTTCCTTTGATATTCTACCTGAGCTTCTATTAAATCTTGAGTTGTCGTAAGCCCCAATTCTGAAGCTACCGCCCGCTTCTCCTCTTCATGGCTATCTTTAAAAACAGATAATGCCAACTCATTATAACTGTCTTGAAGGGTCTTTATAGAATTGTTATACTGGGCAAGCGTAATTTGTCCTTCATTATAAAGATCCAAAAGTAACGCCTGCTTATCAGCCAAAGAAGATGCTGCTTTAGATAAATCCTCAGCAGTTATAAGCCCTAATTCCTCTTTTAAAGAAGATATAGACGCCTCACGTTTCCTTGCTACCACATCTACAGACTTTGCAACTTCATCATAAGATTCTTGTAAGATCTGTAACCCTTCATTATACTGGTCTAACGTAATAAGCCCAGAATCTAAAGCTACCTTAAGATCCTCCTGACTTGAAATTAAATTATCGTAAGCCTTAGATACATCCTTGGATGTTGTAAGTCCTAAAGCTGATAGGGTCTCTGTCGCATCCCTTATGGCCCGTTGCTGATCATCGGTTTCTTCTTTTAATGCCTCTAAAGATTTATTTAAAGTGTCTACCGCCTCCTGATACTGACCTAATGAAATTTCACCACGCTCATAAAGATCTAAAAGTAATTCCAGGGACCTTCTTTGATTGTCTTGCGCCTTAAGATATTGACTCCTTGTGACAAGCCCTAGACTTTTCACTAAATTGGAACTATCTTGATATTTCTTATTTAAATCCTCAATCTGACCACTTAAATTGCCTATCTCAGAAGATACAGATTCTACCTTAGATTTAGTCTCATCATAAGCAGAAGTGAGATCTTCTAATTGCTTATTCAAGTCCTCTAAACTCGAGTTATTTAAATCATAAGAAGCCTTAGCGGCATTCAATTCATCGGTTAATCTACTTAAATTCCTCTGATAATCCACCACATTCATGGAACCAGAGGTATATAAATCTGTTAAATTTCGTATTTGAGATTCTAGGCTTGAAATTCTCTTAGAATAAAAATCAAGGGCTTTTTGTGTTGATGAAATTTGATCTTGTGTAAGGGATATTTGGGACTTTAAGGTATCTAAATCACTGGTATATTTTTGGTGTTGCTCCCGTGTCTTGGAGAGATTTGTGTTTAACTCATCGAGTTGGGTATTGTACTCTGAAGTTCCCAGGACTAAATCCCCAGTTAAATCTATTAAATTTGATGTAGCTGAATTTAAAAGATTTATACTTTTAGAAGCGTCCTCAGTCTTTTGATTTAGCAAATCAACCGTATTAACTGCCTGAGAAGATAGAAGATCGACTTGTCTTGAAGTGGATCTTAGGGTAAGATCTACAGTTTCTTTTGGGGCTGCACTGAAGGTATAAGTTGGCGCCTCACTGACCCCCAAGGCAGGACCCAGAGCTGCTTCTAATTTAGAAGAAGTTGTTGCGGCATTGGCCATGGCATTATTATAAAGGGTTAATGCCGTCTTTGAGTTATCCAGCGCGATAGTTAAATTATCTAAAGCCGGCACAAGAGAATGACCTACCAAGGTATCTTCTAAAGCAAGAGATGACGTAACTGCTTCATTTAATGCTGAAGTCAGACTCTTAGCTTCAAGGCTTGCACCTTCAAAATTTGAAGAAAGGGCCTGCATCCCTAAAGACAAATCTAGGGTAGATCTGTGGGCATAGACCAAAACAGCAGAAAGTTCTAGAAGAGCCGGTACCAGAGAATGGCCTACCAAGGTATCTTCCAAATTAGCAGAAGCCGTTGTGGTTTCATTTAGTGTTGAATTAAAACTAGAAGCCACATTTGTGGTATTTGCAAAATTTAAAGAAAGGGCCTGCATTCCTCCAGAAAGACTTTGAGCAGATCCTCCCACAACTCTCATGGTATTTCCAAGGGTACTTATGCTTCCATCCAAGGCTTCTGTTTCACTGGAAAGTAAATCGAACAACTGTTTTACAGTAACCAACTGATCAGAAGTTAATTGGGTTCCGGTAGCCAGAGCTGTAAAAGCTTCGGTCAGTTGCGCAGCCATGTCGGTACTTATCGTTCCACGAGCCACCAGATTATCGATAATTTGAGTCAACTTATCGAGTTCTTTTTCACTATCCAAGACTCCATCAGAAAAGATGTCAAAAGCAGTTGCTAAATCATCCATGGCGGCTTCTACCTCATTTGCTTGGGTCATGGTTTGAAACAACTCATTGAATTGTTCTTGCGTCAAATGTACAGACCTAGCCAGCATGGTTTGGGCTATTTGCAATTTAGCAGTGGCTTTAGATACATCCTCAGCTTCAGATATCCAATCTGAATATGCCGAAATAAGATCGGTAATACTACCTCCTTGCTCTTCGATAGCCCCAGTTAAGAAGATAACATCCTCCCTAGCCTTTTTCATGGACACGCCAGTTAATTTTGATATAGCTTCTGCAACCCTATCCATTACAGGAGGAAGCGAATTAATTCTTGTTCCGACGGCATCTATACCCCCTAGGAGATCATCGAAGGTAAGACTTCCTAAATATTTTTCAAAATCAGACCCCATGGCTCGGACTTCATCCCTTACTGGACTCATGAGCCGTACACTCTCCTGCAGATCAGGAGAAAGGGATCTTACCGCATCTTGAAGCTTTTCCCATTCTTTCTTACCTTCAGAAGTTCCACCGAAAAGTCCAGAAAAGAAATCCCCAAAACCCTTAACCAAATCTCCTATAGCACTAACTCCCTGAATAACCCCACCTACGATATCCCCGGATATAAACCTGGTAAAAGCAGCTCCTGCCCCTATAACCCCACTGGTGATACTACTGACATCCGAAACCACTCGGCCCACTTTACTGCCAAAAAGATCCAATAATCCTGAACTTTGAAGTAAGGAGGATCCAAGTTGAATAATAGAAGCCCCGAATTCTAAAAATCCGATCTTACCGGTCTTTAAAACATAAATAAGTTCATTAATTCCATCGATTTGATTTTGTACAGAAGCTCGTACCGAAGCAAACGTTCCTGGAAGTTTCTCCAAGGTAGAAGTAAGATCTGTGGTTGCGGAATTTAACCGCTTCAAAGCCATAGCCCCTTCATCATGAGCTAGAGCGGCCTTTATTGCCTCCTCAGAACCAAAGGCTTGTTTTAAGGCAAGATTTGATACATTATCTGCAGCTTCTGTAATAATTTTATTGTAAACATCCTGACTTATAATACCTTCCTGTAACAATAGAGAAGCTCTAGCAGATAATTCTTCATATTCTTTAAGGGCTTTAATTACTTGAGATTCCAAAACAACCCCATAAGCACTTGCGAGTTCTTCTGCTTCTTTTTGATGTAATGCCAATTTAGTGATTGAAGCAATGTACCGCTCTAAAGCCATAGTCCCTTCATCATGGGCTTGGGCATCACGTATAGCTGCTTCAGTAGAAAAAGCCTGTTTTAAAGCAAGATCTGAAATTTTAGAAGCTCCTTGATCCACCACCTGATTGTACTCATTCTGAGTAATCGCACCGCTTTTGAGTAATTCAGAAGCACGGGATAAGTTCTTATTATAATCCTCTATAGCCTTGTTAACTTCAGAGGAAAACGTAACATCAAAAGCATCTTTGAGTTTTTCTATTTTGAGATTCTGTAAAGCCTTATTGAAAGCTTCTAAAGCAGAAGTATTAGAGGAAACAGCTAAAGCATTAGTTATAAGAGCTTCAATATTTGAAGATCCTTTCTCTGCTAATTCTGCGAGTTCTCTAGCTCCTGCCTCTGCGACTTTATTAGCCTCCTCTTGACTCAATATGTTTTTACTTAGGAGCGTATCCGATAAAGTCAGGGCCTTTTGGTATTTTTTTAGAGCTTCTACCGCATCGGCTCCTGTGACAATTTCATATTTCTTGGTAAGCTCTATAAGTTGCTCGGTATCTGTTTTTTCCCGTGCTCGATGTTTTTCCTTAGTTTTAACAAGATTATCATAGGATCCATAGTATCGCTTTAAAGCCAAAGTCCCTTCGTCATGGGCTTGAGCTTCCTTTATAGCCGCCTCAGTACCAAAAGCTTGCTTTAAGGCAAGATCTGCAACCTCATCTGCAGCACTTCTTACTATTTTGTTATATTCTTCATAGGATAAAACGCCTTTTTCCCTGAGCATATTAGCTCTAGCTTCTACATCTGAATAATTACTTAAAGCTTTGTTCAATAAATCCGAGGTCACTACCCCATATTTTTTAGCCAAGTCTATCGCTTCATCTTGAAGTCTCTTAGATTCTAGAGCTGCAGACATGTACCGCCTCAAAGCCATAGCCCCTTCATCATGGGCCTGGGCTTCTTTCAAAGCTTCCCCGGTTACAAAAGAATGTTTTAAAGCAAGATCCGCCAAAACAGAAGAGGCGGCTCCTACTATTCTATTGTACTCCTCTAAACTTATAGTACCTTTAGATACAGCTATTTCAGCTTGCTTCAACTGGCTTTGATACTGATCTAGAGCCTTTGTAACTTCTGCTTCTAAAACTATGCCGTAGGTTTTGGCCAGATCTATAGCTTGTTGCTGGGAAACTCTATAGGAATCTACCTCTGATATATATCGCTTCCAAGCCATAGCCCCTTCATCATGGGCTTGGGCATCACGTATAGCTGCTTCAGTAGAAAAAGCCTGTTTTAAAGCAAGATCCGCCAAAACAGAAGAGGCGGCTCCTACTATTTTATTGTACTCCTCTAAACTTATAGTACCTTTAGATACAGCTATTTCAGCTTGCTTCAACTGGCTTTGATACTGATCTAGAGCCTTTGTAACTTCTGCTTCTAAAACTATGCCGTAGGTTTTGGCCAGATCTATAGCTTGTTGCTGGGAAACTCTATAGGAATCTACCTCTGATATATATCGCTTCCAAGCCATAGCCCCTTCATCATGGGCTTGGGCATCACGTATAGCTGCTTCAGTAGAAAAAGCCTGTTTTAAAGCAAGATCTGAAATAACCCCTGCCCCTTGCTCTAACATCTGATTGTACTCATTTTGAGTAATTAGGCCGCTTTTGAGTAATTCAGCTGCACGAGCCAAGTTTTTATTATAATCCTCTATAGCTTTATCAACTGAAGCGTAGAGTATAATCCCAAAGGCTTTGGACAGGTTTTCTATTTTAAGGTTTATTAGGGCGTCATTAAAAGCTTTTAGGGCTTCTGTGTTAGAAGAAACCGCCAAGGCTTGGCGTATTAGCAGTTCAACTTCTTCGGATCCTTTCAGAGCCAATTCTGCAAGTTCTCTAGCTCCTTGTGAAGTAATTTTATTGAGAGATTCCTGACTTACAACATTCTGATCACGTAACCGACTGGCAAGCTCTAAAGCCTCTTGATATTTTTTAAGAGCTTCTACCGCATCAGCTCCAGTTACGATATTATATTTTCTTGTAATATCTAGTAATTGTTCTGTTAGAGTTTTATCTTTGGATTTTATGCCTTCAAGATTCTTTAGGGCGTCTTCGAGTCTTTTTTGCTCTGAGGTATATTTATTTAAACTAATGGCTCCAGTGTCATATAAACTTTTTAAGATCCCCAACATTTCTTTAACTCTATTCCTAATGGCATCATTTTGAGCTTCCGATTTAAGTTCATCTTTTGAAGCTTTTATATAATCATTGACACTGGAACTTAAGGCGTTATAAGTTTTCAGTAAATCTTCGTTTCTCAAGGCCAAAGCGGCCTTTCTTACAGCTTCATTATTTAAAGCAGCGTTGATATCTGTAATTTTCACATCGAGAGACGACAAAATCTGATTTAAATCATCCGCAGTTCCAGACAGATTTTTAGCTTGATCTACATTTAAGACGGTTATACTAAGAAGTTTTTGATAGTCTCCTACCAGAGTGGATACGGCTTGTGTAGTAATTTCATATACTTCTGGATGGGATCTAAGTTCTTGTATTTTCTTATTATACTGATCTACATAACGTACGAGTGCTAAATAAGCTTTATTAAGGTTAGAGGCATCAGCTAAGGATTGGGCATCTAGTTTAAGAACTTCATTAGTTGCATTAGCCTTATCTTTTAAGGCTTGGGTAAGTTCTCTTTCTTTTTGTTTTAAGTCAAATAAGCGTTCATTTAACTCCCGAAGAGCATTTTTATAACTTTCAATAGTCCCTGGGATATTTTCAAAACTCTCAGGGAAGTATGTGTTCCAATAAACTTGAGCCTCTTGTTTGGATCTAAATTCATTGTTAAGGTCTTTTATTTTTTTCTGAATTTCAGCAATTTCCGCTTGAACTTTATTCAAATCATCCACGCTAGAAGTTAAAGGTGCGAAGACGTCCTCAGATTTTTTTCCAAACCAGAATTCTGCAGCCACATTTAAGGCTTCAAAGCCGTTAGTCAAATACTCCATTGCCTTCGAAATCACAGGAGACGCTTCAGCCCCTATAGTTCTAGCAAAGCTTTGCATTTCATTTTTCAAAAGTTCATATTTTTTAGATAAATTTTCATTTACAATAGCAAATTCTTTATTGACAGAGTTATTTTCTGCGATAGCTTGTGCTTGTTCTTTGAGGAAGAAATCGAGTTTTTCAGACTGGGAAACTAGTTTTATAAAAGTTTCTTCGACCCGAACTCCTTCGAGACCGAGTTGTGAGAGGGCTGAGGTCAAAGCTGAGGGGCCTTGAGCCTTGGCGAGTTCATTAGCTTTATCCAGCACGAGTTTAATAGCCTGGATGGGTTGAGTTTTCATAGCCAAGGCTAACTCTGTGGCATTTAGGTCAAAAGCAATGGCCACATCTCCAATTTTAGAGATCAACTTAGTCATCAGTTGAATCATGGCTGTGGTAGAAACCTCTACTCCACCCCCAGCATCTCTTAAAGCTGCAGCCAAAGCTACTGTTTCTCCGGCAGTTAATCCCAGAGCTGCCGCAGTACCTCCCATACGTTCTGTCATTTCAATAAGTTCTTTAGAGGTAGCGGTACTTTGTCTTGCTAATTCATTAAAGACATTTCCAAGTTCCATGACCTTATCTGTTCCAAGGGAGAAGAGATTCAGCATTCTAGCCATGGACACTGCCGTTTGTTCTTCTGACAGATCTAAGGCCACGCTTATTTTAGCGATACTTTCGGTAAAGGTAAGGATATTTTCGACCCCTTGGATTCCGAGTTGTCCAGCTACACTAGCTATATTAGCCAATTGAACCGCTGACATTGGGATTTCTTTAGATAGATTATCCAAAGCCTTAGCCACAACCAAGGTTTGTTCTGCTGTGAGATCTGCGTTTCTTCTGACATTTACAAGGGCATCTTGGAATTCCACGAAAAGCTTAACAGTATCTTTCAAAGCATCTTTCACAGCTTGAAGACCGTAGAAAGCAAGCTCGAACGTTAGTACCGAAGAAAGGGCCCTAGCCAATCCTGTAATGGAAATAAAAGGACGACTTAATCCAAAGAGATTCGTTTGGGTTTCACCTACTTGAGTATTTACTTCCTTGGTAGAGTCAGAAAGTTTTTCTGCGGCCTTACCCACCTCATTAAAACCAGTGACCAATTTATTTAAAGAGCTGGACATAGAATCCACGGTTTTAGAACTATCAGAAAAAGCCAAAGATATGGAGGACACTGATTTTTGGGCGGAACTAGCGGCCTGGTTTATATTATTAGCCACGGAATTAAAGGAATTGGAGAAACTATTCCAGGCTTGGGTCATAAGGGCTGTAGCTTTAGAAGTTAAAGCTACCGAATCATTTAAGACCTTTTCATACTGGCTTTGGAAGGCAGAAAATCCCTGAACTGCGGACGAAGCATCAACTTTTAAGACCAGAACATGGGAAGTTGAAGAAGTTGGCATATTTTAGCTATTCGCTAAATTCTTCGCTCGTTATTCGCTTTTTTTTAGATTGAGCTTTTTGCTTATTTTTCAATTCCAGGATTTTGTGATGCAAAGCTCTCAGTTTTAATTTGAAATAATAGAATTCTTCAGGGGTCATAGGTTCGTGACTTAGGAATTCTAAGGCAACTTCTCCCCCGAAACTTTGGAGGTCCTCATAGAACTCATAGACCTTTTGATTAACACTCCACAGTTCTACGTAGGGGCAGCTTTCTCTAGTATTACCAGGTCTTTCGCATAAAGGAACGAAATGTTCACTTGCACGTTCCTTAGCTCTACAATTATCGCAGTTTAAACCTGGGCGGTCGAACTGCTGTTCTACGAAGTAAAGGAGTTTTTTAGTTCATCTTGAAATCCAGGTTGATGTCCATTGGTGTGGGTAAAACCTGGTACGCTAGCCTGATTCATAAGGTCAGAGAGGACCGTATCAGGAAGCATTAATTTATTTTCTTTTGTGCAGGGAACGTTTTCTCCCGTTACAGGATCCTTCACATTTTCCCAATCCACAATCATATAGTCTATTACCAACTGAAAAAGAAGATCATTATCTCTAGTTTCTACCCAACCATCCCGTGAACGTTCCCGTTTAGTCGCCTGTTTTACAAACTCCTGATGCTTTACAACCCCTACAGGACGTATGTAAATAACACTATCTTCAAATTTTACAGGTTTTTTTATCTTTTCTGAAATAATAGTTAAATATCCCATTTTTTAAGCGTTTTTAAGCGGATCTCTTAGCGAATCTCTTAGCGAATCTCTTAGCGAATGGCGAATGGCGAATCTATTGGCGAATAGCGAATAGCGAATAGCGAATGGTATTTTTCTATTCGCCATTCGCCATTCGCCATTCGCTGATCTATATTCGCTATTCGCTATTCGCCAGTTTATTCGCTATTCGCTAAAAAATATTCGCCAATTAATCCGCTTATGTTATAAGATTAGTACTTCGCAAATTAACGAATTCTATGATACCGATACTGGTTGTTTCAGAGGGGAACCCTGTAGGTATACTAGTACTTACCGTACATTCAAAGCTATGGGTCACTTCAGGAAGTCCACTACCAAACATACCAGAAGCCGGATTGTCTCCAGAATACTGAATAGCAGGCAACCAAATGTTACATTGATAAGTCTTTGCATCTGCTAAAGCCGTAAAGGTGGACGACGTCATTTCAATTTTAGCTTTTAATCTTGCATTGTCTATGTATCTGAATCTATGAACCATCTCTCTATAGGTAACTTCGTCTACAGAGAGAGTGGCTTGGAAACTAGTTCTTTTAGGTTGACTAAAGCGTCCAAACGTTCCAGTATCAGGATCATATTTTAAATTATTTTGAATCTGGAACACAAAATGTTTTATAGGTATAATATCTGATCCTGTAAAGGCTCCAGCACTTGCGTCACTAATAAAGAACTTTACATCGTCAAAAGAGGCTATAGGAGAGTTTATAGGTGTTGCACTATTCAAATTAGCAGTTGTATAACAAAGCGTTTCCACAGTAACCCCATTAGCGTGAGCTGCTGCTGTGGTTCCTAATAATCCACGAACTACATTATAAAAATTTGTTCCATCCAATCCTCTATAGAAAACAATTTCAGCCGTACCCGCTCGGTTCAATAAAAGGAATCCACTATTATTAAAACCTGCTGTGGAAGTAACCGTTATGGTTGTATCTGTAGCGGTAATCCCACCAACTTTATTAATAGTGGTTCCCAACGGAATAAGTTCATCCCATCCCACCAGATCCGCAGACACCGTTACGAATTCATCCATGGTGCCCTCGATGGTAACCTGATTGGGGATCAAGGTTGGGTAATAAAATATTCCATTGGGATTATAAACCGAATCCGTAATACCTCCCTGAATTGCGGCACTAAAAAACCTATCTATAATTTGCTTTACTTGAAAAACATATCTATAAGTACTTCCTGTTATCAGAGCTGGGGCCGTACTTTGTCCCATAGCTGTTGCAATAATGGTTTCAATGGCGTCATCTTGATAATGAAGATAAGATTTTACGGGTAGGGTAACGCCTCTGGAACCACTTTCCATGGTTTTAGTTCCCAGAGTACCCGTTATTTCTGTATTTCTTATTTTAACCAGATTGTAAGAAGGCGCAAACCCTCCAGGAATAAATCGAAAGAGTGCCCCCGCTACATTAACATCGGTTCCTTTTCCATAGGGATTTGTAGAAGGGATTAATTTTATAGCAGCCTTTGAAGAATCCTCTAACCAATATCCAGTGCTTGGCATAAACCTTTAACATACTTATGTAGGAACAGATCTATCTAGTAGGTCTGTTTCTACTTGGATATGTCATGACTTAAAAATTTCTTTTAGACCGTACACTACAAGACTTCCTCCCATAAAGAGACCATCAACCTGGTTAAAGATTACAGGTTCTACTTCATCTACCCAAAGTCGAATGAGATAAGGAACGCTTTTACCCTGAGCTGGGGATCTGAAGAAATTCACGGTTTGTTTATCTTCCAGAAGATTAAACAACTTATCTCCATAGAGGGTATTATCCAACTCAGAAAGCGGAGCGGTTAAATTATAAGTATAATAAAAGATCGTTGCAGAGAGTTGAATTAAGAGTTGTCCTGAGCTTCCTCGACTATCTACCTGAGATCTTCCAGGTTGAACATCGATCGATGGGAAAGAAGAAACCCCAATATATCTTTTACCTGCGACAATTTCCCTAGTAGGTTCTTCCCCCATAGAGGTTTTATAGGTAAGAACCTGTTTTTTTTCAGACAGGTAATTTACAAGATTAATACAGAAGTCATAATTATAATTTCCATTATCTATAAGAACCATAATGATTTAAGAATTATTAACAGAAGCTTCTACATACTCAGCAAAAGCACGAGATAAGTCTTCACGATCCGATGGGGTATAAACTACAAGAGGTCGTACGGATTGGAACTGATCTACATAAGGAATGGATAAACTACCAATTACAAGGGTATAAGGGTTAAGTATATCTTCATAGTGATTTTCATCAGTTTTTAAGGTATAGGCATTCATCATATCACCAGAAAGTCTTCCTATAATTTTGCGGTCTCCCCATCTCATTTCTTTAACTTTACCCCACTTACGGACAGTTGATTCTGCTAGAGGTTTCCAAGGGGAAGGTCTAGCTTGTCTTTCGAAAGACTCATGCCATGAGGTTCGTAAGATTCCTGCGGCATCTGAGAGAAATTTTTCAAAATTAGAAAGAGACTTGGTAAGATTTGAGAAATACGAAGAGAACTGAGCAACTTCTACGTCTCCCCACTGGGAGACAAATCCAATTCCTATAGATTTAAGGGGAATTCCGACATTTCTTACGTTTCTGAGTGCCATAATTTTTTATATTTTAAAGTTTTTAATAAAACTATCCGTTTGATATTTAGGAAATGGGGAAGGGCGACTAAAAGACTTTTCTTTTTGTTCTGTAAGTATAGAGCCTGCCGTGATCATAGAAGAGGACCTAAAATTTTCAAGGAGATCTTTAGCAGCCCTTAACCATATGGATCCCACTTTATCTTCCTGAAGGGTAGGAATAGATGTTAGAATTTCCGCAACAGTTTTATAAATAATAACGAGTTTTAATCTAGATTTTTCCGATTCTTCAAGCGTATACCCTAGGATTTCCTCTACCCAAGCTACACTTCTATCTTGGGCCCGCTGAATCATGTCTAGGTTAATATTTCCGGTAGGAGGATTTCCAAAGGGATTCCCAAGCTTTACATTTCTATTGGATAATAGTAAAAGATCTAAAATGTCGTCTATAAAATATAAAGCCAATTTTTATAACGAATGGCGAATAGCGAATCTATTGGCGAATATAGATCAGCGAATGGCGAATGGCGAATGGCGAATAGAAAAATACCATTCGCTATTCGCTATTCGCTATTCGCCAGTTTATTCGCCATTCGCTGATCTATTGCCATTCGCCAGTTTATTCGCCAAAAGAGATTACGCTATTTTCAGTATTCCCCAGGCTTGTCTATGGATAACAGGGCCTCCTGAAATACCATTTCCCAGTTCTATATATTTAGGATTTCTATCAGTTACGAAAGTTCTCCATGGAGTTTTTCCAGGTTTTGGATTGTTAATATCCGTTGCTGAGGCAAGAGAGGGGACACTGACCCAATTAGCCGTATCGGATCCATCTGGGAAAGAACATTCAAAGATAACTCTCGTATCATCATCAAAAAATCTTCGATAAACCTTAGCAAAATCTCCCACAGAATAGCTAAATTGAAGAGCAGAGGAGAAGGTAATTCTTCTCAAACTGGCATTTATGGCACTGACTACCACACGTTCGCTTTGACCGGTAGCATTTTCTAGGATCATATCATCCCCAACTTTAATTCTATCTATATTATCGAAGAAAACCTGGGTAGCTCCAGAGGATACGGCTTGAAAAATCCTATATTCATCAACAAATCGCCTATCATCTACAACAGGTTCGAGCCCCTTAAATCCTTCAACTAACTGGAAGATGTTATTCACAGAGATGAATTGTGGAGCAGAGGGGGTATTTTTTATAAAATCTCTGATTTTTGCGTTATCCTCCAGATAGCCTGCAACCTTTAAAGTCATCCAGATACGAGTAACAGAAAGTCCATATTTAGAAAGGTAATTTCTAAATTCACGAACGTCTGTTAAGGGGTCTGCAGTGTTCAAAGCGGACCAAGCTCCTGCCGAAGTCCAGGGCGGGGAGGCTGTAACATCTACGGTTAGGTAAGGTTTTAGATTTACAGGGGTATAGGTATAATTTACTCCGAATTCATTAACGGTATAAGATCCTGTAAGAATAGTACTTAAGGTAGAATGTTCAATTCTATTATCCACACGGATATCGAGCATTCTAAGGACTTTAGTGATATGTTCTTCTAGCAGGTTTCTATTTCCAGCAAGTAAGGCATATTGAAGACGAAGCAAAGTTTTTTCATCTAATTTTACCGCTTCTCTCCAATGGGCTACAGAATGCTCATACTGGACCAGACGGGGACCCGAAATATAATTATGTTGGGACCCTAGATCTCCCAAAGGGGAGGTCATACCAAAAGGTCCAGACATAATAGTTGTCATTACCGTAATATCATCAATATCCTTTCTAGGCATAAAAGCGGATGTTGCCTTTAGGATATCGTTATTAGGCGGCATTTCATCAATAATAGCTTGAATTCTATTAGGACGAAAGATAGGATCTTCCGCCAAACGTTGCCAGTTAATACCAGACATATAATCTGGCGAATCTCTATAGCGAATGACGAATCTATTGGCGAATATAGATCAGCGAATGGCGAATAAACTGGCGAATAGCGAATAGCGAATAGCGAATGGTATTTTTCTATTCGCCATTCGCCATTCGCCATTCGCTGATCTATTCGCTATTCGCCAAAATATTCGCTATAAAGATTCGCCAAGAGAGATGTTAAACCTTATAAAATAGTAGGTTGATTAAAAGAAATTCTTTGACATCTAGAAGTATCTATTAAAGTTTCTCCGAACAAAGTAAACCTATTGATTAGGTCTGCTCTAACGACACCTCTATAAAGAACTTGTACAACTTGAGTTCCTGTATCCGTAAAGTCAACATAATCGGTAACCACTACGACCTCTTCAGACCGTTCGGTTCCATCTTTTAAGACGAGTAGATCTCCAGCTACTGGGGCTGTCGTCCAAACTCCTGAGAACGTAATCGTATTTCCTGAGATAGAGGAGATGGTTTTAGTTTCAGAACTAAAGACATCTGTAGCACTTCTCCAGAAAGTACAAACATCCCCAACCTTGAAAAAACTTGCCGCATTTGTAATATCAACTGTGGCGTTTGTGGTATTAGTTGGGTTGGAGATAACCCCACTTAGACAAAAGACGGAATAACGTCCTGGGGCTGCAGTTTGTCTGGATAGAAGAGTTCCTGGGGGGACTCTTCCTATTCCAGTTCTTCCGGCAGCTTTATCTAGAGTTACTCCTAAGAAGAAATTGTGACTATAGGGGGATAAAATAAAATCAAGATCTTGCTGTGAAGCTAATCGAACTCTATTACCAAGTACTCCTAAAGGCATAAAATTTTCCAATACAAAAGCATAATATCCGTTATTCTTTTATACGAAATTATGCTTTAATGTATTTTTTAATAAGTTTCCTGGCTTCTTCCCTATCTAACTCCATATCATTATTTGTCTTACCAGACAGCGAAATTAAATCAGGGGGTTTTTGACCAAATTTAACAGGAACTGGTAACGCAGAGATAAAATCTTTAAAGAGAGTATGTAAGGATTCCAAGGATATTTTTTCGTCTGGTTTGCGTTTTTTAGAAGTTTCGTATAAGATGGAGAAGGCTTTTGATCTAAGATCTTCAGAAGTCAGGATCATTTGATGATCCTCTATAAATTTTCTACATTTTTCTTCGATCAAGGAATTTTTTGCTTCTCTTTCAAGATTTTCAAGTTCCAGGACCCTTTGCTGAAGCTGTTTCAGACTTTCTTCAGAAGCTGCTAATTTTTCAAGGAGCATATTTTTCTCCTGCTTTTCTTTGAGGAGTTCATCAGAAACTCTAGAGTTACCTTCTGATTCATTTGAATCCTTATTATTTTTTTCCAACATAATCTGAATTTTTGGACCTTTATACCCAGACAATTCCATTTGAATAAAAGGAGCTTGTCCTGGGATTCTAGGTTCTAACGTTAGAGCCACATGAGTAATTACTTTATCATAGTAATTTCCATAAGAATCCACATAATCCAAGGAGAGTCTTATGGAAACATCTTGGATAGTACCCCGAAGTACTTTTTCTAGTACATCAGGTTCTGTAATAGAAAGGACTGCATAAAGTTTATTATCTTCGACAAAGAAATTTTCAACCCAACCTGCATTAGAAAGGGGATCTGCCTGATGTCTATTAGGGATGTAGATTTTACCGCCTCTAGACAGGAAATTATTAGAATTTTCCGCAAGATTTTTTAAGTAATCTAAAGTCACATTAAATTCTTCTAGATCCCCTTGAGAATTTTCGAACTTAAAATTTCCTACGCGGAGGACTTCTTTTTTAAATCTGGAGGTATTAAGTTCAAAGTCTACAGGGAAGAAAAGGCCATGTTCCATGGCGTGGGATTCCAAAGCGGATTTATGAGCTTCAAGATGAGCTAAAGCTTTAGATCGTAATTCCTCTGTAGAGATAGAATCTGTTACAGGTTTTATTTGATTAACTCGTGCAAAGGCATTTCTAAGATGTGGGAGATCCAGATTGATATTTTTTGTACCGCCCCCTTCAGGACCGTGATGGGGGAGGTGTCTTGCATTTTTATCATCGGTTTCTCCACGTTGGTAGGCCGGTTCTATAACTGCAAAGGAGGAGTCCGGCAAATCATTGATAAAAGCTCTAGTCCATTCAGCCATGGTTTAACACTCCTCATCTGGATAACATCTTTTAATTATGTCTCCAGAAGGAAGTTTCGGACTTAAATCTTCGACTTTAGGAGAAGGACACTGCTGAAGAAGTTCTGTAAAAGCTATATTCATTCCGTAAATAACATGTTCGACTAATTGGTAGACATCTAGATACTTAGAGGGTCCTTCAGAATTTGAATTTACTTGGTTAACAAAAGACTTTGAAATTTCAAGGACTTTTGGTTGTAATTCTTGTATTTTTCCGCAATCTTGGGTTACTTTATAAACATTCAAAAAGGAATTTCTTGAAGCTTCTTCTACAGTTTTATTAAAAACAGGCTGTAATTTAGAAGGAATGGGATATACTCCCGAATGGGAACAAGAAGATAAAAGTGGTCCTGCAAGCAATAAACCCAAAAGACTTATGAGATACCTAGCCATTGTATGTTTCAATAAATCAAGGGAAATCCTAAGGGCCTGCCCTTCGGACTCTCGATTTATCTTTGATAAAAAAAACATGAATTTGGTAGAAAATGTGTATACGGTCTACAGGTTATCAAAAACTTCAAACTCAGCAATTTGGGTGTGAAGTTTGTCTGAAGCCAATTCAATATACCCCTGAAGTTTCCACCAACCTTTCATATCAAGTTCTGAAGAGGACACTTTATATTTCATCTTTCCATCAGAACCATCCGTTACCAAGATAGCTGCTCTTACGAATTTAGAATTATCTGGTTTCATAAATATCATTTGAAGTAGCGACGCTCCTCCTAGATTTAATGGAGTTGTGGGGTCTTTTTTCACTGTAATCCTAAATTCTACAGTATCTCCAATGTTAATAGTTCCCGAATCTCCCATACTTTAAATTTGAAGATCAAAATCTATCAGTTGACAGACAAAGAGATCAAAATCCTTCAACTGACAGACAAAGAGATCAAAATCCTTCAACTGACAGACAAAGAGATCAAAATCTATAATCTTTTGTCCTGGAGTTGCCTTTGGTACAGAGAATTCAACAAGGAAAGTACTTGGATAGATGTAGTAAAAATTTAAAGGAAACCTAACAAGCTGATTAGTATAAGGTGCCCATTTATCGACAGTAACAGATTCTTTCCTTCCAACACAATCGTAGAAGGAGGTTGGGTAGGTGTGTTGTAGTTTTGGGGCTTCTCTAACCGGTTGATTAGTAGGCGGTGCCCACTGATCCAGGGATACAACCGGTGGTGCTGGGGGCGGTTTAACTTCCCCAAAGGTAGTTGGGTAAGAATACTGAAGTTTCGGAGCTCCTGAAACCGGTTGATTAGTAGGCGGTGCCCACTGATCCAGGGATACAACCGGTGGTGCTGGGGGCGGTTTAACTTCCCCAAAGGTAGTTGGGTAAGAATACTGAAGTTTCGGAGCTCCTGAAACCGGTTGATTAGTAGGCGGTGCCCACTGATACAGGGATACAACCGGTGGTGCTGGGGGCGGTTTAACTTCCCCAAAGGTAGCTGGGTAAGAATACTGAAGTTTCGGAGCTCCTGAAACCGGTTGATTAGTAGGCGGTGCCCATTTATCGATGGTGATAGATTCAGACCTTCCAACACAATCGTAGAAGGAGGTTGGGTAGGTGTGTTGTAGTTTTGGGGCTTCTCTAACCGGTTGATTAGT